TGGCCACCAGCCGCCAGCCGCGCGCCTATGAGGTGATCACGGACGGACGGACGCTGGCGGAGTGGCTGGCCAGCGAAGGGTGGATCTGATGGGTATTTTTGATTTATTCCGCAGGCGACCAGCCAGCCAGCCAGATCCAGCTCCAGCACAGCTGCGCGCAGACGGCTGGCAGAACGTCAACACCGGGCTCGGTGTGTCTGGACGTGACAGCCGCGTGTCTGCGGTATTCTGCGACCGTGACAAGCTGACAGCCGTGGAGCTCGAACCGCTTTACAGGTTCAGCTGGCTGGCTGCGGAAATCGTGGAAACGGTGCCAGAGCACATGACACGCGCGTGGGGGAAATTCACCGTTTTGGATTCGCCGTAAGATGGCGCCAAGTTGGACGCCACCGCTGCCAAGCTGTGTCTACGGACAGCCGTTCGGACAGTTAAAGTATGGGCGCAGCTGTATGGTGGAGCCATTGGGCTGGTGGGCGTGGATGATGGCCAGACCACAGATCAGGCGCTGGCACCTGATCGCGTCAGATCTGTGCGCTATGTCCACCCGGTGGATCGGAACTATCTGCACGTTGAAGCGTGGGACAGCGATCCGGACTCCAGCAATTTTGGGAAGCCGCTGCTGTATAGGGTGCAGTCTAGCCACCGCCAGCAGCGCGCGGACGGCACGCTGTGGCATTACAGCAGGGTGATCAGGTTTGATGGAACGAAGGTTCCGCAGCGTATAGCAGACAGCCAGGATGGCTGGGGGGATAGCGTGCTTGAGCGTGTCTACTCAAGCCTACGCGATCATAATGCCAGCTTGGCTGGCGCTGCTAGCTGCGCGCAAGAATTCGCGCTGTCTGTGCTGGGGATCAAGAATTTGGCCGCAGATCTGTCCATGCCTGGAGCGGACGCAGCGCTGGCGGAAAGGCTGCAGCAATTCATGATTCAGCTGCGCGCAGCTGGCGTGGCTGTGATCGACGCTGACCAGGAAACATTCACGCGCATGGGACACACCACCACCGGGCTGCCAGACATACTGGACCGGCTGGCTGATGAAGTGAGCGGCGCCGCAGGCATACCGCGCGCGATACTGTATGGACAGGCGCGCGGCACCACACGCGCGGGCGCAGATAGTGACACGGAAGCATTCTTCACCGGGATCGCTGACCAGCAGCAGTCAGAGCTGGTGCCACAGGTGGAGGCTGTTGGCCGCATGCTGGCGGCTGCGCTTGGCATCGATCCGGAGCTGGTGAGCTGGAAGCCGGAACCGCTGCGGGAGTTAGACCAGGAAGCGCTGGCAAAGATCCATGACCTGAAGGTGAAGGCTGCGGCTGCAGCGCTTGGAACCCAAGCGGTCAGCGCAACAGAGATCCGGCCAGTCCTGCTGGTGTCCGGTGGGTATACGGAGGATTCAGACTTCACGGAGGCGCTGGAGCCACGCGATCCCAGCGAATTTGGCGAGTGACCTACAGACCACCGCACCCAATCGCGCAGGAGTTGGCGTATTTCCGCCAGCTGGAGCGCAAGATCCTGGCGCCACTGTTCCGGCTGCTGCGTGAAGCGCTGGCTGGACCGATCCGCGATTACCGCGCAGACGATTTGTCTGGGGATCTGTCCATGCTGATCGCTGGCGTGCGTGCAACCTACGGACGGACGGTGGATCTGGATGCCACCAGCGAGCGACTACAGCAAGCCGCAGCGGACGCCACTGTGGCAGCCACCGCCAGCGGCCACGCGCGGCAAGTGCGGGAAGTGCTGGGGATCGATCCTTTTCGTGATGACGCTGGCCTGCGGTCGGCGCGCGCGATATTTCGCGCAGATAATGTGGCGCTGATTAAGTCCATACCGGCTGACGCGCTGGGACAGGTGGAAACGCAGATCAGCATCGCTATGCGGAAGGGCACGCGGCCAGAGGAATTGGCCAAAATACTGCAGCGCAGATTTGACGTGACGCGCAGCCGTGCGCGGCTTATCGCCAGGGATCAGATCTCCAAATTCAACGGGGATCTGGCCAGAGTCAGACAGACGCGCGCGGGGATCAAGCGTTATAAATGGGGAACGGCTGGTGATGATCTCCGCCGGATCGTGCTCACCGGGCAGCATGTAGGTGTTGGTCATTCGAGGCAGGGGCAGATGCGCGTACGACTGTCTGCGTCCGTTCCCGGTGGGGGACATGTCCATCAGTCGGGCATTGAGCGTATGCGGAACAGGAGCGCATGAATGCGCCACAGCCGCTGCTGCCAGACCAGCCGCTGTCCATGCGCAAGTCCACCGGAGCGCAGCGCGCGGCGTACTACAAGGACATAGCTGACCGCTTCAAGGCGCGCACAGATAAGGCGCGGCTGGAGGCTATGGCGGACAATCTAAAGTTTGGCACTCCGGTGGCGGAGCATGCGGAGGAAGTCCGGATCGCGCGGGTGTTTGCTGTCCATGATGCAATGGAGAGAGCTGCGGAGTCAGCTGGCGGCACGGTGTCAGAGGATGCGATCCGGAAGACGATCCGGGGTAAGGGTTTTCACGCTGCCAAGGGCAAGAAAGGGATCACAGAACGGCTGGCGCCACTGCTGTCCGGTGACGCGTGGGATCAGTACAATATGAAATCAGCGCTCCAGGCCAACCCTGTGGCCATCGTTAAGGACACGCGCAAAAAGCCGCGTGCGTATTTCTCTTTCAAAGATAAGAAACGCGCGCACAGCGGACGATCCACGCATTCCAGCTGGCGAGAGCGGCGCAACCCTGTGATCGCCGGTACTGGAAAGACTAGTTTCTCCACATATGTCCACGAATATGGACATTACCTGGAAGACGCAGCCGGATCCCCGTTTGGCCAAATCGGACCGAATGGTGGAGGTGGCCGCAGCAACCCGATCAAGCTGGCAGCCACGGATCTGCTGAAGCGGCGCACAGCCGGCAAGCCGCTGGAAAAGTTGTCGGATCTGACCGGATCCAGTTTCTACGCTGACAGTGAGGTGACCAGGGATGGTGGATTTTTGTCTTACTATGCCAGCAAAGAATATGAATCCAACGGTGGCCGGCTGCCATCCACGGAGCTGATTTCTATGGGCCTGGAGTGGATCACCAAGCCAGCCAGCGATCCCGGCGGGATTAACGCGCTGACCATGCTGGACAAGGATCCGGAGCATTTCGGCATGATGGTGTCGATCCTGACAGGGAGGATCAGGCTATGAAGCTGGAAGCGACGATCGAAGGGCTGCCAGCTGGCACAGTGGAGCTGGTGGCCGGCGCGCTGGTGGTGACTGATCCACGGCTGTCTGCTGCTGTCATGCACGCAGCCACCACCGGACCGCTGTGGCATCCAGACGGACGTGACGTGGCGCTGGGACAGCCAACAACGCGCAGACAGGTGGAGGCTGCGCTGGAGCTCGCCAACGTCAACAACGCCACCGCGTGGCGCTTTAAGTCGCTGGAGCCACAGCCACCGGACGATCCGGATCTGGATGTTGAGCTTGTTGTTTACTAGGTGGCTTGTCCGGTATTCTGGACAGAAAACAAGCACTTGCAGCGCGCTGGCTGCTGGCGTAGGTTATGGACCTGATGGCTTTACGTTTCGACCATGGCGAGATCCGCACAGACTCCACAGGAGTCCGCACCGCACGATTAACGCGCGTTGGCGTGTTTGCCTATCGACAGCCAGACGGCACGATCCGCAGAGAGCTGCGGCACCCTGATCACGTGTTCAACGCTGACAGCATGGCCACGCTGCGCTGTGCTCCCATGACTGTGGAGCATCCGGCTGGTGGCTATGTCACGCCGGACAATTACAGCGCAGTGGTGGCTGGATCTGTTGGTGACCAGATCGAGATTGAAGATCAGAGATACCTGCGCGCAGCCATCAAGCTGATCCGCCAGGATGCGGTGGACGGACTTGGCAGCGGCCAGCGGCGCCAGATTAGCTGTGGCTATGACACCAAGCTGGACGCCACACCTGGGATCTGGAATGGCGAGCGCTACGATGTGATCCAGACTGAAATTCGATACAACCACGCGGCCATGGTCTTGCAGGGTCGCGCTGGCAACAGGGTGGCGGTGCTGGACAGCATGGCCGCAGACAGCGCGATCCAGCTGCGGCTGGACGCGGAAGACATGCCGGCGCCAGACGTGCCGGATGGGAGTGGATCCATGTTCAAGCTGGACGGCAAAGATTACACAGAAGCGGAGATCCGCAGCGCGCTGGACGCGCAGACAAAGCTGACCGCAGTGGAGCTGGAGCTTGCTAGCGCGCAGGCGCGTGCTGATAGCGCAGCCACGGAAGACGCGATCCGGAAGGACGAGGCCACCAAGGTGCGCGCGCGTGTGGAGCTCGAGCTGGCCGCGCAGCCGCACCTGGATGAGGCGTTTAAGCTGGACAGCTCCAGCGATGACGCGATCCGCAGCGCGGTGATCCGGTCGCTAGACAAAGACGCTGACCTGACCGGCACGTCCGGAGCGTACTTGTCCGCGCGCATGGACATGGCGCTGGCGGCACATGCCACACGCGTGGATCACGTTGGAGCTGCGCGGCCACGCGCTGACGCCACGGACCACACGCAGCGCACGGACGCAGCGCAGGAATGGGAAGACAGCCGCATGGCGCTGAAAGGTCACCACGCTGCAGCGTATGCGGCCACCACCACGCCGGCTGAATAGCTAGCACGCAGACACCGGAGCGATCCGCAGTCACTGGAGAGAAGAAATGAGCCAGACCAGCATTGGAGATCGATCCGTTGGAATCGAGGGGGACCGCGCTGAAGTTTCACCCGGCGACCTGATCAAGTCTTATGAGCTTGTGGATTCCACAGACGTGCCATTTGGGCGCGCTGTCCGCCAGGACGCTGCGGGGGACCGCGCTGCGGAGCTCCCAGGTTCCGCCGGTGACTTCATCGTGGGTTTTGCCTTGCAGGATCCCACCATTGAAGCGGACACGGATGGCACGCGCGAGTATTCGCAGCGTGACGTGATGAGCATTCTTCAGCGTGGCAGCGCTTACGCGTTGCCAGAGCAAGCTGTGGCACCCGGCGATCCTGTGTTCTTCCGCCACGCTGCTGGTGGAGCTGGCCAGACCGTTGGCCGGCTGCGCATGGATGCGGACGCCACCGCTGGCGTGGCGCCGCAGGTGTCAGTGGAGTTGGCCGCAGCGGAGCTGGACGAAGGCCAGCCACGCGTTCAAACGCTTTTGTTTG